ATCTGAGATATTTCCCATTCAAACTCTTTATCCTTACGTAAGAACTCTCTATTAGCTTTAACATCAATGTCACTCCAACCGAGATATTTCTTTTGAGCAAATGTAGATGAAATTGTTTGATTTGAAACAAGTGAATTAAAGTTAGTAACTTTTAATTCTAATTTCTGATTTTCTCTTAATTCGTAGAAGTTAGTCGGAACGTTAAACTCAATATTAATATTCTGTTCTTTAATATTTAGTCTATCTGCAATACCTCTTAACTTTAAATGAGTTAAGAAACCATTCTTCATACCACTTGCAAAATTCTGTTGCATTCTAATAATGAAACGAGCAAACTTTAATTCTTCTCTTAAAATTTCATTACCGTCTTTAAATGTAGATTCTGTATTAAGTCTATTAGTTGGAACTTTTAATGCTTTATATAACTTGTTTACAAAGTACATTAAGTCTGTTAACTCACCAAGATTTGCACCTCCAGCCAATTGTGTTACACTTGTTCCTTCACTACCTGCTCTCTTTGCAAACCAGAAACTATCTAACATTGATTGTGGATTAAACTTTTGAACCGGGCCTGATTGTGTACTATCGAAAGTTTTTTTACTCCAATATTCTTGGATTAACTTACGTAAGTAAGCTTCAGCTTTTGGCGGTGCCATATTACCGACATCAACGTTAAATACTAAACGTTCTGGAGCTCTTACTAAACGGTATATTACAATACTATCTTCAATTAAAGAAAGCTGTCTATAAGCTCTTCTTGCATTTTCGATAAATGGTAATCTAAAGGTCTTATCTTGGTTCCAAATACCTGAGTTAACGTAGGTAATTTGATTTTTATCCATCGGGATAAATTCAAACTTTTCAATCTTATTTGGTCTATTAGGATTAAAAATAGGTTTGCGTAAAATGTAACCTTTAACAATCATATTCTGAATGTTATCAAAAATTGGATCAATTAACTCAGTTGGCAATTGAACAACTCCAAGTACACCCTCCTCTGGATAAGTTTTATGTATAATATGCTCGAAGTAAACTTCACCTTCAATTAATATCTGTCTAAAATACTCCCAACCTTTTCTATCTAACTCAAAGTTTTGAACATATTTTTGAAATTCGTGAATAATCTTATCTCTATCTTCATCGTCTAAGTCAAGATTTTTAAAATGTAATTTAACAATTTCACCAGCTTCATTTTTATTAATACATTCATCGCAAATCTCATCTAAACAATCTGCTACTTCAGCAAAAGCGGCCATTACTCTATAGTCTAATATTCTCGGACCTTTATCTGCCTGTATATTAGCGTATACTAATTCACTATAAACACCACCTTTAGATACTGAACCTGAAGGTGTATTGTTATAATCATTATCGTAGAAGATAGATTGTCTTGCTAAAGCTTCTGCTCTTCTTGAACCGGTATCTTGGAATGTCTCGTATTTAGGATTTAATTCAGCAAGAACTTTATTTAGATCTAAGGCTTGATACGGTAGTTTATTAGCTAAATTCTTAAAGAAGCCACTATCTGTAAAACCTTTATTATCTTGGGCCATTTCAATTATTTAATAATAGATTAGGTTAATTCTATAATCATATAGTCATTAAGAATGTATCCACCGGAGATAAAGAACTTAAATGTGTTTGAGCTGTGGTAGTATACCCAGCGTCGTTAAAAGGCACTATAACAATTTTGCTGTTAGGAGATCTCGGATTACGTTGTAACCTAGGTAAGTTAAATGTGATAATATTATCGTTTATAACATTATATCCTTTAATAATTTGACCTCTTATACTTGTTTGTCTTGTAAATGCGGAGGTCGCAGTAAGAATGCCTGTCGCTGAATAAACAGTATCATTATTAGAAGATAATAATAAGCCTTTTAATTTTGTAAATCTATTACCATATAACATTACCACCCCTGTAACTCCACGTGCAATAGTATAGTTACTTTCAACCAATACGCTATTCCAGAATAAATTTGAAACTGTTGGTGATCCAGAAACTTCTACTACTTCAAGTTCATTTACTAAACCAGATGATACCGGGAATGTATAACTATTACCAGAAAGATCATTATAGCTCGTTAAAATACTTTGAGCGTGAAAGTTGTTATCAATATAATATATGTTGCCTACTGGGTTAGATGTCTCTTTAAATAACCAACCTTTAATTGTAAATGAAGTATCAGCTGTAATTCTTTGTTTATCAGTACCGTTTAAATCAGTTGGATACTCCATTACCATACTACCATCCCATAACACCTCACTTCTAATTTCTTGCGTTTCTGGCAATCCAAAATCAGTAGGAACTTTCCAACCTAACACTATATATGGGTTAGAGTAAGGGATAAAGTTACTTAAAATTTGATCCATATCAGTCTGGAAACGAGTAATAATAGACATTTTAATATCTATGTTTATAGGTACTGGAGACTTTAAATGCGCTGAAGACTTTTTACCGTTATAATAAAACCCGTCTAATTTATTAAAAACTCTCGTATTATCTCTAGATATACCACCGATAGATACCGCAACAGCAGGCATTGTCATCGTTTTAGCAGTATTAATGATATCATATAACACTCTTTGTTTTGGGGCATATACATAACGAACACTAATTCTATCCTCAATTTCTCTATTATCGTTATATCTCTTTATAACAATATCATCAAACGCAGTAACAAACTGCGTAAGTAAATCTTTAATTTCAAAATAGTATGGAGATTGTTTCATTATTACATGTGCTTAGCTAAAACATTTAGTAAGTCTAATTTAGCTATCAATTTAGTAGTATTATTTTCTTTCTTAGCTGAATGCGCTTGAGCCATTACCTTATCATAAAGGCTTTGTAACTGCTTACGAGACATTCTACCATAACCTTTAACTGCAATTTCTTCATCTTCAAATCCAGTTGCAGGTGCGCTTGAACCTACATTAGCATCACTAATTTTACTATCTACACCACCCGGTAATCTACCAGTGCTAGTAGCGCCTCCAAAACTGTTTTTACCGTCAGGTTTCGGTGATAAGCCTTTGACAAGCTGACTTTGTCTTTGTTGCATATATATGGTACCATAATTACCTTCATTTAAAAGACTATGTTTATATACTTCAAAAATCTTCTTATACTCATCCATATATCTATTTATAAAAAAACCCGAGCGTTTGAGGCCCGGGTTTAATGTAATATGAATTATATTAACCTGTATAACTTACAAATCTTGAAAGGTCTTGTTGGCAAACAAACTGGTTAACTGGTGAGTTAATACAGAACACTTGAGTGTTATTTGTATTATCAACTACATTAACGGTTACTGGAATAACACCAGCACCGGTAATACCTGCTGAAGTGCCTGATAGAGCTGTTGAACTTACTGTTAGATATAAAGTACCAACTTGGATACCAGATGCGCATTCAGCGCCGGTAGCTGATAATTGAGCTGAAATATTGTTTAAGCCGGTGACAGTACGACCAGCAATAATCTTGTGCGGATAAGTGCCAGCTGATAAGCTATAATCAAAAAAGCTAAATACACCGTATTGAGCAGCTTCCCAACCATTAGCACCATTATACTGAGTTTGTGCAAATTGCATACCTGTTGCATAACAAGTTAAGTTTTCAATATCTGTTCTACCGCTAAAACCAACCTTGTAGGAGTTAATAGCTCCTCCGATTGATGTGTCGATACAAGACAGCGCTACTATACCGCCGCGACCGTTAAGAGTGTTAGCTACCGTTGAAAGTGAGAGATTTACTGTGAAGCCCATATAATATATTTATAGATTGCAGATTATTTTTTTACCATTTCCCTACAGGACATTTGGAAGCATCTATTTTTACTTTAGCCTGCATCCAACAACCGCATTTACTACATACTAAAGTAGTGTCTTTCTTGATAGCAAACTCGCAAGCTTCGCACATTTCCATTCTAGTATCAGCCTTACTCTTTTCAGAAATTATTGTCCCATGGCTAAAAGCCCCAGACGCAGCATAGTAAGCTGTACTAATAAGATTAGCAGCCATCGTTTGCAATGATGGTAATTTAATATCTCCTGAGCTCATATATTATATATTATATAT